CTTAGCACCACCCCCGTCGTTTCCGGCTAGAGCGTTTGTCGTTACGTCCTCATAGTTTTTCAGGTAAGCAGGTACGCCACCTTTAAATAGTGCTACTTCACTCATTTACCTTCTCCAATTAAAGATCATGGTCAGGGTCAGCGTCAAACTTTAATTCAAGTTGACGTGGGTCCGATTCAGGTTTTTTCTCAGCCAAACGAAGGGCGTTGTCAACCTCAGATAATTTATAACGAATTACACCTCCTGATCGTATGTAAGGGATTCGATCAGTCCGAGTCCAAACTCGGACTGTTGAAGCAGACACGGCGAAATACCGTGCTACCTCTTCAAGGGGGACATAGGGTTCAATTGCTGCTTCGGTCATTTTTTCCTCACGGTGACTGAATACTCACTATCAACATTCAACCCGGATGGGAGAATATTTGGGTTTTCCTCCAAGAACTTTTTGAAGTTTCCTTGATGGATGCGCTTTTCGAGCAACCATGGCGCTTGGTGCTCTAAGATAAAATCGTTCATGGACTCCCAATCGTTCGTCCAGTACGTTGTTTTCAGTGTGCGGTAAATCAAACCTTCTGGTGTACGCACACTGTCTGCGCCAATTGTTTTGAGGTGTTGAAGTAACGCAGCTTTGACCATGTCAATCTTAGCAGTCAACTTGCTTTCTTCTTCCTCAAAAGTGGTGCGAAGCTCTTGCCGCTTTTCGTATATACGTCGGTACGTGCGGACTAGCTTGTCAATGGGGATAGCTACCTCATTTGCTGTGCTCATCATCGTTCTCCAAGTAGTACTAAATCTAGTTATAGGCGTAATTTACTACGCTCTTTTATCTAAGTCAAGCAGATTCTTGTAAAGGTCCACTAACTGTTCGTGGGTGTTAATTCTTTTATCTAACATGTTATACATATGTTTTTCCACCCGACTTCCCTGTAACCTTATCACTGTTACACGGTGCTGCTGCCCCGCTCGATGTGCACGGGCGTTAGCTTGCGCGTAAATTTCAAGCGATGGTGTCGGACCCCACCACACAATGGTATCAGCCGCTGTTAGCGTCACGCCGTGTGCCGCTGCTTGTGGTTGGATCAACAGAATACGCGGATCAGTATCGTTTTGAAATTTGCGAAAAATGTCGGCTCGTTTGTGTGGTGCTACGTTGCCGTCTATGATCTCAGATGTATAACTGTCAGATTGTAGCTTGTCGTGTAGCAACTCAATGATGTGTTTAAACGGTACAAAAATTAAAATTTTGTTAGCCGTCTGATCAATGATTTCGGTTAGAACGTTATAGCGGTTGTTGATGTCAAACGAGATCGTTTCACCGCTGTCAGAATAGACCGCTCCGCATGAAATTTGTAGCAGTTTGTTGATGTTAACGGCTGCGTTTACTGCGGTAATTTCTTCACCTGCTGCTTTTACAATAAACTGCTTACGCATCATGTCATAGTATTTACGCTGTTGTGGGGTAAGTTCCACATCTCGCTCGGTGTAGACCATGTCTGGCAAATCTAGGCATTCGTCCTTAGTAAAACGTATAGCGGGCTGCAATGCTTTAAATACTATATCAGCAGCTTCCGGCTTTGCAGTCCACTTAAACTGTGTAACTTTGTACATCACACGGTCTTTGAAGCTTGTAAAAAATTTTGGGACACCTTCGGGGTTCACTAGCTTAGCTAACCCGTAGGCGTCAGTAGGCGATTGTGCTGCGGGAGTACCCGTCATCATCCACAACCAAGTATGCGGCGTTACAAGTTTGCTAAGGGTCTTCCATCGTTTGGTTTGTGCGTTTTTGTAGGCGTTAGCTTCATCCACTACGATAAGATCGAAACTTCCGTTTGCAATCGCATCTGCTACGATTTCTACACCGTCATAATTTATGATTATAAACTCAGCTTCGCTTTGGATAATTTTGCGACGCTTATCCTGATCGCCGTACGCGATGTCAACGCTGCGGTGCATGGCAAATTTGAACAAATCAGCTCGCCACGCCGAATCCATGATTGATAGTGGGCAGATAACAAGAACCCGCTTGACCAGACCCATACGCATAAGATAGTCTGCGGCCCAAATGGCTGATCCGGTTTTGCCCGTTCCCTGCTCGTTAAAACAGAATGCTCGTTGGTGAAGCGTTAAGAACGATGCGGTTGTTTTTTGATGGGCAAAAGGTCTGTGCAGTCCGGGCCAATCATAGTCTCGCAGTATCGGAGACGGCACATTGCGTATATGTAAATTTTTTAGTACCCGTGCCTCATCGTATCCCCACCGTACAAGCACTCTGTTGTCATCCAACTGCTTTGACTTTGGTATGACTTGAAGCACTCGTTGAGGATGACTAAGGTTTAATAGTAACGCCTTGTTTTCGATAATTTGCATTCATTTCTCCAAATGACATACCGAGCAAAATGGGTGTCCATTTCACTCTTTGTTATGTAAACCTACAACTTACTACTATTTACTACGTTCGCGTTTGCTTGTTTCAGATACAAGTCTACTGTTGGAATCTCTTTTAAAAGATCTGTTTTTCGTGGCGGCGACAATAGTGTAACCGTCTTTGTTGCTACCGCCTTTACTTAACGCTTTTTTGTGCGCGATGTCTTTGCCCTCACGGCGGTCGGCTTTGCCGTCGTGGTCTTTGTCTAAACCGGTTTTGTCAACAGCACGTCGTGCACGTTGCCGCTCCATGCGATTACCAAGCTCGCCCCTAGCGACCTGCTGTTGGTATTCTTTCTTGTAGGGACGGGGTTTGTTGACGTAGGGCATTACTGACTCAGTCCGTTATGGACGCAGCTTAGCACAGCGCAATGCTTTCTGCACAGCCCACTAGGTCGGGGGTTCCACACATCGTGCGTGTAACTTTGCATCAATTTATCGTACTCCTCTACCCACTTAGCCCATGTTTCATCCTGCTTTTCAACTTCGTATTTTTCTTTGACTAAAGCGTTGCACCGCACAAAAAGTAAGCCCGCGTTAACTTTCTTAATCTCAGGGAAGTGTTTGAACACGGCAAGTGCCATCAATTCTAACTGATCTTTGTCCGCGTACTTTGCCGATTTTCCGGTTTTGTAGTCAATGATGTAGGCTTTACCGTTTGGTTTATCCAAGACAACCAGATCTACAACCCCACGCCACCAAACATCTTTATCGTCAAACGCACAAGGCTCCAACGCCGCCGTGATACCCATTTTGTATTCACAAAGTTTTTCACCGTTAATCGCATTAAGGCGATCTAATGCATCTTTTGCAAACTTAAAGTATTCAGGCAGCGGGATGCCATCTCGGATATAAAATTCAGCAGCTTCATGGAACCTAGACCCGTAAAGCAAAGCTTCCGTCGAAGATTCTACTGTATCCTTTATTACCCGCAAATGGTAATACTTTTTCGGGCATTGGTCGTATAACTTTATGCTGCTATACGACCAAAGAATCTTCTTTTCTTGTGGCAATAATGTCTCTTGCATGTCGTAAGGATACCAAAGCTGTAAGTATATGATTATAAGCTTCTAAAAAATTATTTTCAAGTAGCATTTGTTTCATTAATTTAAGTTCTTTCTCAGCTTCTATCATTGGAACAACATAATCATTCAACTCAACAATCACCATAACTAGCTCCGTATCCTGCTTCACAATTAATTGGTAGACCTGTGGCCCAATCGGGTGTCCACCGCATAGCTTCTTCTACATATGCCATACCTTCATCTACTTCAGACTCAGGTACAACACATGCAATCGCATCGTGCACAGTCATCACCACGCGGTACTTACGTGCGATACGCAACATCTGCTCCCCGATGATACAGCGAGCAACCGCTTGACACACATTCTCAATAACTTTCCCACCATATATTTTTGTATGCCCCCTGCGGGTTTTGTAGGAAAACTGAATACCTTTATCTGTTTCGGTGTAGCTTAGACCATCGTAACGCATTAACAAACCACTTGGTAGTTTGATTGCGTAGTGCTTGGGTACCACTGTTAACACACCTTTTTTTCCAAGCTGCACAGCATCTCCGTTTACTAACCCTACAAGCATTGACTGTGCTTGCCGCCATAAATTAACAACTTGTGGATTAGTTTCTCGATATACTTGGATGATGCGCCTACATTCTTCAAGTTCCGTTTCAACCCCCATCGCTTTTAATTGAGCCTGAAATTTTGCCGCACCCATGCCGTACCCTGCACCGAGGATTGTGGTCTTACCGACAAAACGTTGATCTTTCGTAACCTGATCTTCAGCTACGCTGTAGATTGCACTCGCCATCTTTTTATAAACATCTTCCTTGTTTGCAAAGGCCTGCACCAAGTCATCTTGTTGAGCCAACCATGCAAGCACCCGTGCCTCGATCTGTGAAGAATCAGCATCGA